CTTTCGTCTAAACAGGTCCAAGGACCTCACTAGTCAACTAAGACTAGTGCAAACTAAAATAACAATACTGTTATTCCTTGGTTAAGTATATGTACCTTATAAATAATAAGGATATATACTTCTTTTGTGCCATTATTATGCTTTTCAGACTCCAATTAATTCCTTATTTATAAGGTTCTTAATTATGAGTAAGGTTAAAAGTAAACAAGCCACCCTACGTATACTTAGTGAAGAACTAAGATACCTATAGGTGCCTACTATCGCTATGGCAAATGCCTTTTGATAGTAAGAACTTATTTAGTGACATTTTTACTTTATATTTAATTATATCCTGGTCACAACTAAACTTACTATCTTAAAAGTCATTTGTACTGTGTACAAATTTTCTTTAGTAGGTAGCATTATGATTAATCCTTACTCCTCTAATTAACATAACAATTTCACAATTACTAATCATGATACATAATTTATTATATACCATAATAGTACGGATAACTTATTTAGCTTATCCTAATTGTGATGTTAAGTTGATTAAAAGAACATTCAAAATAGTGTTCACTCTTCTAAAAAAGAATGGAACATTATTTACAGTAAAATATATCAAAACATGTAGATTGTTAATAACAAGATACATGTGTGGTAGACCTTTACTGGTGAATGCAAACTTTGTATCATCTAAAGGGGGTTTTCCTACCAAATTTAAATTCCTTAGAGCATATATAGATAGTAATAAAACCGAAAACATTGTTTTCGTTTTAACACTCCTAAATATCTCTAGAACTATTTCTCCTCGCAAGAGGGAAGTAATTCCTGTTGATTTATCTTCAATAACTAATCCACCAAAGAAACGTTTTAAAACGGTTCCGGGATGGTTTGTTAAAGAGTTTATCAACGAATTTAATCTAGTATGGAAGATCCCAACATATTCTATTTCGGATTTCTTTATTTCATTGAAAATGGGTCCCCATGGTCCTACTATTCTTAGTATAACTGAAACAGTTAAATACTTAGGTAGTGATATCATGGTATCCATCCAATCTTTGATTGGTAAAGAATTCTTTGGAAAATATGTTGGACCCTTTATCTCTTTTATGAATCATAATGATATTAAAATTCCTAATGGAACTGGTCAAGACAATGTCTTTGATCACAAGTCCAATGGAAGATTATCTATCATTAAAGATCCGGAGTGTAAAATGAGAGTTATAGCCATTTCTGACTATTATACTCAATTTACTTTAAAGCCGATACATAAGTTATTTATGGATTTACTCCGTAAATTACCTTGTGATCGAACTTTTACTCAAGATCCCTTTCATAAATGAGTTGGCGATGACCCGTTTTATAGCTTAGATCTTTCAAGTGCTACTGATAGATTTCCAGTACATTTACAACAAAAATTATTAACATACATGTGTTCAAGAACATATGATGTAATAACTAGTTATAAATATGCTGAGAGCTGGATGAAATTGCTTACCAAGAGGTATTTCACCTATAAGGGAACTGACTACAAATATGCAGTTGGTCAACCTATGGGTTGTTATTCTTCTTGAGCAGCTTTCACTTTAGCTCATCATTTAGTTGTGCAATTTTGTGCAAAGAAACATGGTAAATTTCCATTTACCAATTATATAATTCTAGGTGACGATATTGTTATCAAAGACAATAAAGTCGCTAGGAGTTATATTAGTTTTATGACAAAATTGGGTGTAGATATTTCTTCTTACAAAACTCATGTATCAAAAGATACTTATGAGTTTGCAAAAAGATGAATTAAATATACAACAGCAAATGGCTTTAGAGAAGTTTCCCCTATACCTTTAAAAGGTATAGCGAATAATATCGATAATCCTTTTATAGTTTTCACTATATTATTTGATTATTTTATTATTAAAGGAAACATGTACTTATCAAGATTTAGTATTATTAATTTAGTAATTAGGTTATATAATAACCTAGCCTTTAAAACCTTTATAAAAGGTAAACTCGTCAAAGAGGTTACTTTTCATAAACGGTATCTAAGAGCTAAATTATTAATGTTAGATCTAAGTATGAGAGTCAGTCTTGACATTTCTACTGATGACCAGATACGAAAGTATTTGGCTTCAGTTTTATATGATCAAGATTGGTATTTCATACCTAGTGATAGTACAGTTCTAAAGAAAGAATTCTTCAGAGTACTTGGAGTTAGTATTTATCCTTCTATTCAAGAGGGTTTAAATAATTTATCTAAACTGAAAAGGAGATTTACTCAATATTGAGCTTTATCTTTTAATCAGCCAAATAAATTAATTTTATTCCCACTCTTTCATGCAATTAATAATTGAACGAAAGAACTTGAAAGATTTACTGAAGAATATAATTCTGGTAAAGTTAATAATTTAACCTTATTTGAATTATCTAAATTAGTAAATTTCTTAGATATTAATGAACTACTAATGTGAGATCGGAATTTTCATTCCGACACAGCATTTGGTGGTAAATTATTATCTAAAGCTAAGTTAGGATTGAAGGATACTAGACTGGAGTCATTTGAATATGACATCCCAGGCTATGATCGCGAGTTGAAAGAAAAAATAAGCTGAATGGCTTATTCTCTCGAACAATTTCGCGATTATACTAAGATTATAGAACAAGGAGTTGCTAAACCTTTACCACTTAAACAAGTGGAAAGTTTTAAGCAGCTCGCTAATCGCCATGGTGGAGCATTTCTGCTTTAACATACAATTAGCATAACTATTGCTAGTTATTCGTGCTCTAGCAAGTCTTTTGGCTTGCCCTGTTTACTCC